TCATACCTTCGTCTGCCCGGCCAAGGCCCGTCGAGACATCACAAACAACAACCTTGAGTTATTCGGTGACAGCTACTGGGAACCTACCAGTCCGGTTATCGTGTCATCGACTCCTACCTTTAACGCTCGACTTCGTGACGGTAAGCTGAACCCTCAGTTTTTAGAGTCAGTCCTGTGGTGGCTACAAGACGAATGTTTTCCTGCTGGTACACTGGTTGACGGAAAACCAATTGAGTCAATAGTTCCCGGTGACATGGTTACTTCGTTTAATGAGCACACAGGTGAATTTGAAAAGAAAAAAGTAGTCCGAATGTTCAGACATGATGGGCATGACACCATGTGTGTGATATACACTAATGATGGAACCAAGCTCACGTGTACCATGAACCATCCTGTGTTCACTAAGCGGGGTTGGGTGCCTGCATTTTTATTGAATACATCAGATGAGGTGTTGAAACATGACAAAAGTTTGCTGTCACATGTGTGGAAACATGGTGGAACTAGATACTCCAAGCAAGAGATATTTACACAAACAGAAGGGGAGAAGTTATTGTTCAAAGGAATGCTCGTCAATATACCGTTCTCAGGTGAGTTCTGTGACCATGGCGAATACGAACAGGAAGTACGCATCGGAAAGAATGAAGAAAAACAACCCGATGTCGAAACCAGGTTCGATAGAGAAGATGAAAAAGACATTGAAAGAGATTCAACACAAACCTGTGGTGAGGGGTGGGAATGGGAGACCAGCAACAGAAGCGGAAACGCTACTGTATCTGTCGCTAAAACACTTGGGGTTCACTCTAGAAACGGTGGTGAAAACAGAGCACTTTCGTCACCAGATGAATTGTCCTCCTTGCTACAAAGTGGATGTTGGGAACAGCAACCTGAAGTTGGCAATAGAAGCGGATGGGTACAGTCACTGTTGTCTGAGCAGACAGGAGCAGGACAGAAAGAAAGAAACCTGTCTTACTGGATTGGGTTGGACAGTGTTGAGATTCTCGAACGAACGGATACTGACCGAGACGGAGAACGTCATGATTACGATTATGTCTACAATATTGAGGTTGAAGGGAACCACAACTATGTAGCCAATGGTGTTCTTGTCCACAACTGTCATCACACCATATCAGGGAACCAATGGCACACTTGCCTGTCGTCAATGCCGAATGCTCGTGGTATCGGGTTCACGGCGACGCCAATCCGTGGTGATAAAAAGGGCCTTGGTTCACACGCTGACGGGATATTCGACCATTTATCTTGCACCGTGAACATGTGGGACCTCATTGATGCTGGGATGTTGTGTCCCTACAAAATCTACGCTCACGGTCGTATCGACATCACGGGAATCAAGAAAGACAAGAACGGTGACCTGAACACCAAGCAATTACGAATTAAGACTAAAGAAGCGGATATCACAGGTAATGCTGTTCGTGAGTACAAACACCACCTGAACGGTAAGCCGATCATCACGTTCTGCATCAACATCGAACACGCCAAAGAAGTCGCCGATGAGTTCAACGCTGCCGGTATACCGTCGATAGCTGTTAGCTCGAAACAACCATTGGCTGAACGTCAGCAGGCTATGGAGATGATGAAAACAGGTCGGATCCTGAATCTGGTGAACGTTGACCTGCTCGGTGAGGGTTACGACTGCCCGGCTGTCTCCGGTGTCATCATGATGCGTCGTACTGTCAGTTACTCCCTGTTCAAACAGCAGTTCGGTCGGATGCTCCGTATCAATGAAGGTAAACAGTACGGGGTGCTCATTGATATGGTCGGCAACACCCGCTATATGATGCAGACGTTCAACCTGAATTATCCTCATGATGACCCTACCTGGACACTCGACCGACTCACTGACCGAGCACAGAAGACCTGCCCTGAGTGTGATTCCGATAAATTCTTTGATGGTGTCTGCCGCGACTGTGGTTACGAAGACCCTGATAAAATCGAGACTATCGAGTGTCCTGAGTGTGGTGCTATCGGCACTGTCGGCACTGCACCAGACCCTGACGGTAAAATGCTCGTATTCATCAACAGTGTCTGCCCTGAGTGTGGTCACGTTGAAACTGAGGATGAGCGAGTCACCCGTATCAGGGAAATCAAGGTAAAAGATGGTGTCCTTGAAGAACAGGCTTTCGACCTGGTTGAGGAATTACTGGCTAAACGCGACACATTTTACGCACCCGTTCAGAGTATAGCCAATAAGTTCCGTAATGATGGGTCTATCGCTATGCGGTCGGCAGTCAATAACCACGCAACCAGGCAATCTAATCTAGACACCCTCCGCCACTGGATACAGCGCTGGTGTGAACAGAAATGGCTGGATACCGGAATGACACATAAACTCATCCAAGACGAGTTCGAGATACGATTCGGTGTTAACATACTCCGGTGCCAGGGTGACTACACTGCTGGTCAGATGGATGAGTTAACTCGACGAGTTCAGGGTGACATGAATGCAAGAAAAGCCTCATGAATGGTGTGCAAGAATGAGAGACACTGCCGCTGATGGTGAGACTGCATACCACTACCATCAGCTTTATGAAATGTGGAAAGAACGAGAGGTGAAAGATGATTAAAAGATTGCAGACGGACATGAAGCGGATTGGTTTTTATACAGGTGAAATTGACGGGAAGTGGGGACCACAGTCTGAAAAGGCGTATCGAGCACTGGTTGGTCTACTTGATGAAGCGTCTATTTCATGGGGGTCGAAAGTATCTCCGGCTTTCCGCTCAAAAGTTATTGATATCTCAGCACGACTCGGAGTTGACCCGGACGACCTGATGAGTTGCATTGCTTTCGAGAGTGCTGAAACGTTCAGAGCAGACATTAAAAATGCTGCTGGCTCAGGTGCGGTCGGTCTCATCCAGTTCATGCCGTCAACAGCAAAAGGTCTTGGTACTTCAACAGAGTCATTGGCCGCGATGACACCAGAGTCACAGCTTGACTATGTTGAGAAATATTTCAAACCGTACTCAGGTAAGATGAAAAACTTGGGTGACATCTACATGGCTATCTTGTGGCCTGCTGGTATTGGAAAATCCGATGACTGGGTGTTATGGAACCAAGCTGACAGGCCGACTACTTACAGGCAGAATAGTGGTCTCGATATTAACAAGGACTCTGTGATCACTCGTGGTGAAGCAATCAAGAAAATCAGGGAGAAAGCAGTGCGAGGGGAGCAATACCGATGGTAACACCAGACACAATGGAACGACTATCATCAACCAGGCGACAAGTTGTTATCACACTACTCAGTATCACCACAGTCAGTGATGACCCGTGGGTTGTCGAGGTTTATGATGCAATCAACAATGCATTCTTTGAAAAGGCTGCTAAGTTGCTTCTACCTCATTCGAGTAGACTGTCAAGAAAGATGTTAATGGGAGAGTAAAACATGGATTGGAAAGGTGTTGGTAATGCTGTAATAAAAGCAGGGGCTCCACTCTTGGGTGGGGCTCTTTTCGGTCCCGCTGGTTCGGTTATAGCAAGTATAATAAGTGGTAAATTCGGTGTGTCTCCTGATGCAACACCTGACCAGGTGCTGACTGCTATCAAGGGTGACCCTGATGCAGCACTGAAACTTAGGCAGATTGAGACCACCCATGTAGAGCGTCTACAGGAGCTGGAGAACGAGCGACTGAGGATCGAGACTGCTGATGTGCAGAACGCCAGGAGTGCTCACCAGCATCACTGGATGCCGTCAGCAATCACTATGGTCATGTGTGCGATGTTCGGTGCTATTGTAGGTGCCCTGTTCATCTGGGCGATTCCTGGTGAGAACAAAGACATAGTGGTTTACATGGCAGGGCAGGTGTCAGGGATACTGACATCGTGCGTGACGTACTGGGTTGGCTCAACCAGGGCGAGTGCAAATAAAGACTCGTTGATACAGCGGTACAAATGAAAGCCCCTCGTTTGAGGGGCTTTAGTTTTATAGTTCAGTGACAACTCCACCTGCTAACGCAGACCATGCATTGGTGAAACCGCCTAAAATCGTGACTTTACAGTTAGCCCCCCGCGCTTCAGGCGGCGTCATATTGTTCGTCCCGGCCACTGAAAATCGGATGTCGCCGCCAACAAATGTAACTTTAAGAGAACCAAGACCGGCAGCGTCTACCGTCATAAGTGGCGTTGGCTGGGTGAATGCTTTGTTTGGTGGCGTCATATTAAAATTATCAACCACTAAAGAGTTAGCTATGGATATGGCGTTCGCATTTGCTACTGTTAACTGAGGCCCGTCAACATCCTCCGTGTAGCAGTTAGCCATTGTGCAGTTCATAGGGTTAATCCATGCGTACCCGACACACTGTGCTTCCCCGGAAGCGCGGGAAATAGCTTCAACGTCGCATTGAGTTAAGCGCGTACTGTCAAGACCAGCTATAAAGAATCCGAAGTTGTAACCACCAACACCTACTTGTGTAAAGTTACAAGTAGTACCAGAACGTCCGTAAACTCCAGTTAAACCGTTAGCAATATAAACACCAGCATAACTCCCGACCACGCCTGAATATGACACTTGTT